AATATTTTTTTATGGAATGGCATTAGGTTGATATCCTATACATTGTTTCTGGCTTGGCCAACAGAGATATGGTCTCCTTGAACACGTCACAGTCGTTACACAGAGTCCAACTGTCAGTGGTCTTGATGTCCGAAATATCCAATCCCGCCATCAGGTCTATCATGCATTTCAATAATTTACGGTAATTTCCAACGGTCCTGAATTCAGGTAGCAAATATATAGAATCAACCACGGCGGATCCCGTGTCATCATACGCAGTCGAAGCCACGTCACTAAAAATATAACCTATCAAGGTGTTCATCTTGAACAGTCCATAATCGAAACTCTGTAGTTTCTTGGCTATGCCGTTCTTGAGTTGTGTCATCAATATGTCATCCCTGATGTTTTCAACACCTCTTTCCAACAAGGATACCTTGGCCATCTTGAACAACTGATCTATGTCCTTGGCCACTATCCTTCTTGCCCTTATGTCATCTATGTTAACCATGGTTGACACCTCCTGTTTTTGTGTTATAATACTTAATGATGAACCTAGGCACATACAAAAAAGATCCATTTGACCGATTCTTCTCTAAAATTGAACAAGGTCCCAATGGTTGTTGGGAATTTTCAATTCGTGACAATGAAGGGTATGGGATATTCCAGCTGGACGGCCGACAACATCGTGCCCATAGGTTGCTGATGCAGTGGATCAAAGACTTTGATCCTGCTTTGGTAGTTTGCCACACCTGTGACAATCCCCCGTGTGTGAATCCAGACCATCTGTTCCTAGGAACGATTGCTGACAACAACCTCGATAAACATCTAAAGAGAAGGCACAACCCCAGACTTACCGAGGATGATATCCTAGAGATTAGATCCTTGCAAGGATTTACCCAAAAAGAAATTGGTAAAATGTATGGTGTTTCTGATGTTACCATTAACAGAATCCTCCTAAGAAAGTCATACAAATATATTCCATAACCTCAGGTCCTGCCCCATTTGATGTCTGTTTGTATCTGTGGTGCGAATTCAAACCCAACATCGTTAGCGAAGAACCTCTCCTGGCTGTCACTGTTGGTCCTCCTACCCGACACTTTCGCGAAATCGGCAAACTGGCTACCCACGTTGAAGGCCAACGTTGCCGTGCCCTTGGATTCACTAATCTGGAAGTCCTTGATCCTGCCATCGAAATATTGGAACACCTTTGTCGTATCCAACACCATGTCATCATCTAACACGGCCCTGTATAGGACCACACGCCTGTCGATGTATTGATTGTTCAGCACATACGCCAACGTCGTGAAATCAACGGCCGTGAATGCCACGCTCATTGATCCGACCTTGAGGTCTTTAGACTCCTGTATGTTTCCTAAGCCTATAAATTGCCCCTGTGCCAGGTATGTGTTCGCCCCAGCGTCAGGTGCCGTGGCACTGTCATACGAAAGGTCGATAAAACTGTTGTTGAAATAGATCGGAGTGGACAGATGTATCTCTATGAGGTCCGCCACCCTCTGTTGTCGTCCGGAAAGAGATGTTATCAATCCTGATGAAAGGCGTCTAGGCATTAGTGATCCTCTGCCAATGATATTTCAATTAGTGATGTCCCATCCGTGTTGGTTTTTGTGACCAACCTGTCATTCATCAACATGACCTTGAAAGGCACATCGTTGTAGACGATCGTGGTGGTGTCATCCACCTCGTGTTCTAGGTGTGGTGTGAATTCGAAAGTGTCCTCTGAACTTAGATCTTGGTCAACGTCCGCGGTCAACATATACACCTTGTCGTGGTTTGAAAATTTTATGAAATCGCCCGCCTTGAGTGAACCGCCTCCTAGATTAGCTCGCACACTATTCAAACCGGCCGCATAATCCTGTGTGACAGTTGGTGTGCCCGTCGCATTGGTGCTGGCAGTTGATCCGTATATTGGTGGCACTAGGGTGAAATTGCCTAACATTCCTTCCTGCTTGGCGAGGAAAGAGAACAACGCACCCAGTTCAGCACGATCTAAAGGTTTGCTGGTGACCGTCAACATCCAGTGTTGTGCCCCAACTGATTTCCTAAATGTGATACCACTTATGCTCTCACTGATCCTAGTGGTCGTTTCACTAATGATTGTTGCTGATGTGAAATAGTTTGTTGATAGTGTTCCGCTCATTATACTAGACTCCTTTGACCGTTTTCATTAAGTGCTTGGTTTATGACACCAACGATGGTGTCTCTCCTCTCCACCAGTAAATCGTCGAAACTCTGTGAGTCAACGGCGTTGATGTTGAAGTTCACGTTGACCTCTGTCTGTCCACCTGACTGGCTGTTTGGTGTGATCATGCCCGTTGAACTCGGGGTGAAATTTTCGGGACCATTTTCCCCTACTGTGTATGCCCTGCCGGCCATCACCTGTCCACCAAATTTCCTGCCTGGATACTGTTGTCCTTTAATAGCATTTACTTGTGCCAGACCAGCCGCTATCACCAATGCTCCTGTGACGAATCCCAACACACCTCCCTGTGCAAATGCCTTTGTGGCACCCAAATAGGTGTTCTGTATCGCTTCAGCGATCTTGACCGCTTTCTGTAGTTCAAAGAACTTCTTGTTCTGTGATGCCAGTAGGTCCAGCGTGTCTCGACCAGTGCTGATGGCGATCTCTTTCTTCTCCTCTTCAGTGGCACCGGTGATGTCCGCCTCTTTGTATTTGCCCTGTTTGAACAGGTCTATGCCTGTCCTACGTCTCTGATTCTCTTTCTCTTGTGCCTGTTGTTCGATCTTGCTCCTCTGGCTGGAATATTTGTTGGCTATCTCCGTCCTTGCCCTTTCATACTCCTCGTAGTTGATCGCCCCAATCTTCAAGGCCGCGTCCATTTGCTCTATCTCTTTAAGTTCTTTCCTGTAGTTGGCCTCCAACTCTGATTCATTATATAACAACACCATCTCGTATTGTTTCTTCATCCTCTCCATCAGTTTGGTCTGTGCCGTGCTCTGTGCGTTGGTGGCCGTCGCATTGTCGTATTTGAATTTCGTGTTGTCACCAGTCGCCATCGTGTTGGCCACGATAGTTCCAGTTGATTGTGTGTAAGCGTCGTTGTTGGTGAACAGTGCCTTGCTGTTGGTGTCTACGGATTCCGTTGCGTCGTCGTTGGCGTCACTGAACAGACCCAGTTTTGTGGCAAGGAAGCCCAGACCCATCGCTATCACCGTGGCCGCCGCTATGTAAGGGTTGGCCCGTGCCGCCGCGGTCAATAATTTTGTTGCTGTTGTGACTGCGGCTATACCAGTGGCAAGTCTTCCAAAACTTGCTATTGCAGATCCGATAGCCAATGCGGCCAATATGTTCCTTAGTAATTCAAAGTTGTTCCTAACGAACAATAATGAATCTCCCAATGTCTTCCCTAAAGCGTGTGCTAGATGTTTGTTCTCCTGTGTTAGGGAGATGATGTCTCTGGTTATGATCGTGAGTGCTTCAGTCAGTCCACCCTCACCAATCTCATTGGCGGCGATGGCGAATTCATCTTTCATGTTGGATATCGCACCAGTCAGTGTGCCTGCTTGTCTTTCAATCGCTCCAGCGAATTTAACCCTACCTACCTCACTTAAGAAGTCAATAATTTCTTGTCCGTCGTTCTTGATGTTGAAGGCCGTGCCCCTGAAGTTTACCGTTAACCTGTCACCTTCGGTCTTGACCTTGATACCCAACTGTTTGAGCATCTCGAATTCACCAGTTGTGGCGTTGAACACCGCCTGTGACACCTCGTCGATACGTTTTCCCATACCCGCGGCAATGTTACCAATGTTGGTCATAAAGTCAGCGGTTGGTTCTAGTCCAGCATTCTTGAATGTGATGAACGCATTGGTCACCTCACCCAATTGGAATGTGGTCCCAGCCGTGAATTCTCTGATCAGGTCAAAAGATTGTGCCGCTTTTGTGGCGTCACCTTCTATGGTTATTAGTGTCTGTCTTAGATCCTGGAACTGTCTGATGGTGTTGACCACACTGCCAACCAGTCTCGAGAAACCAATTGCGGCAAATGCCGTCGCGGCGATCTTGGCCGCTGACCCCAATCCTACCGTGGCCTTGGTTGCCCTGCCCAGGCTATTCTCTAGTTGTTTGATTCTTTTCTGGTTCGAAACAACTACGTCTACATCTATCCTGGCCTTTTCCGCCATCTACTAACTCCTCTTTTGTTTGATCGCACTGCGTCTTGCTTCAGCCTGTTCCACCTTGTAAAGGGCGGCCCAGAGATCTAATTCCGCCGATGTCATTTCAAGCACTTCCGCCACCGACTTTTTAAGTCTGTCGGCCAAAACAAGGAAGAACCTTAGATCACCGCCGGTTTTTATTCCTTTGCGAGTGTCTCCAAATCAACTCTTGCTTCAAAGTTGTTGATGGCACTTGCAACCTTTGTTATTACTGCAGGATCGGCTTCATGCATCAGTGAGGTCTTGTCTAGATCCACAAAGATTCTTTTACCGTCCTTGTTGAGTGCTTTGATTATCAAACTTTCGACAAGTGCTTCCACTGTCTTGCCTTTGGATTGTAATTCAACCACTCTTGCTTCGTCCTTGAAGGGATAGGTTTTTCTGCAATAGATATCCATATCCCATTCAGGAACGTTTATTTTCTTCATTTCACCACCGATCGCTGATCTGTAGTGGTCTGTTATTTGCTTCATTGGTGAAGACATATTTTCTAACTCCTTTTGTTTAGAACTTCCCTAATGGCAGGTCGCGTTATACCACGAGGTGATTGTTTTGAGTAGCCTTGGTTGAGACGTTCGATGTAAGGAGTATTGTTGGTTACCCTAAATTCACCTTTACCACCCGTCAACCTCCAATTTGATCTAGCACGACCAGATCTTTTTGGAGTATACTTTCCAAGTGTTTGGAAAGTGTCCTTGGCCACTAAGCCAACCCGTTGGTCTATATCACGTCTGAGACCAGAGATTGCCTGTTTGGCGTTTATCAACTTTATTTTTAACAAATTTATTATAAATCCGTTTTAGTTAATGCACCAGAACCTTGGAATGAAACCGAAGCCTCTACCATACCGTCAAAGTTTGATGATATAGAGTGACCTGTTACGATTATCTCTCCAGATAGTTTTATACCAGTAGTCTCACCCGATGGGTATATTTCTACTGTAGCCGCACCTGCACCAATCCCTGAAAATAGGGCGTTGGCCGCGTCGTCATCATCTCTGAAAAATACATCCATTGATCCTGAGAACTGGGATAGACTTGGAAGATAAGTTCTTGTAGTGTCTCCCATTTTTGTTGTTTCCACGGTCGCTTGTTCCTGGTCGATTGTGAACGATCTGATTTCCGCTACCGCTGTTGCTGTTCCTGAAACGTCGTATTTCACCACGCCAAGTTCACCAGTGTAAGTTGCTGTGTTTGTAGCCATCTTACTGCTCCTTGTTGTTTAGATCTTTTTTAAGATCTGTTGTTGTTATAACTTCGCCCTCAGCAGTTATCTTGTCCTTGCTGTGTTTGAATGTCGCTTTTGGTTGTGACGGTTTGAACGTCCAACCGTCTTCCAGATGCTGACGAACATCTCTGTTGTCAACGATCTCTGAAACTTTTCCCTTATACATTTGTATTGCCATTATAGCACTCCTTTTTTATATCTGTAGACCACGTCCACGGTCACTATGACCTCACCCAAGGGCAATTGCCTCTCGATCACGTCCACCCCACTTATACTGGTGGTGACGTTGTGTATGTTGTCCACGCTTGATGTTATGTCTCTGTTCCTTGAAAGCTCTAGAGTCTCCTCTACACGTTCCACGATCTCATTCCTGAGTGTGTCTATCTCTGTTCCCCTTACGTAGCATTTCAATTGGTATTGTAGTGTGCTCTCCCTCAGGCCCATCGATATGTCGCTCCTGACCTCGTTGCCGGTTACCATTAGGATTGCTGGGAATTGTGTGATGGCGAGTTTGGTGACGTCGAAGTCAACCCTTGATATCTTGCCCACGGCGGGATCAGTCATGTTCTGCAACTGTTCCAGTATGTTCTTTGCTATGTTCTCTCTCGCTGACATTATCTGATCAATCTACCGTTATAAAATGTTTGTTTCTCGCCGTCCTCGAAAGTGCCTGACTCATCTATATCGTAGGAAACCCCCACCCTCAGGATGAGATCCATCTCCTCTTCAAATTTCTCTTTGTAGTAGACTCTCTTGTTGGTGAAAACATCGCCGTCAACCTCGAACGTTGATAACTTCGGATAGATGTAGTATGCCAAGACGTGGTAAACCGCGGCCCTGATGAATTGGGTTGGATCTAGTTTGGTCGTGTCCAGTTTGGTCGCTATCGTGCTGGATACGGTCAGATCATACCTACCAAATTCGGTGGTTGGCCACCATTTTATATTCAGTAGACGAACGATGTCTTCGTAAGTCTTCTCGTGTTCTGTTGTGTATTCTTGGATGCCGAACTGCTTGATCTGTGGTTCGTATTCCAATAGGTTGGTGTCTGTTGCGAATGTCGCCATGCTAAAAGTCCTTCTTAATAGTTTTCCACAGAGTCCTTCTCTGTGTGATTATTTACCGGTAATGCGTTGTGATGCCACGGATAAAAAAAAGGGGACCGTAAAGATCCCCTTTTAATGAGCGAAAGGGTTTTATCTCCTCTCGTTGTGTTATTGTTAGAACTACTCAATTGTTGAGTCGAAACTTCCTCTTACGCCAGCCAAGTCTTGTAACTCACCTGTTCCGTATACAGCAGTTCCCATGATGTCAAAACCTCTTAAAGTCGCTTCTCTCTGAGATTCGATCTTGATGTCTTGCATCATTGCTAAACCAATTGCTTCCTTGTGGAAGATACCGCAACCGTAGTCACCAGCAGTTGAACCATCAGCTAGTGGAACTAGAGATGATTGGTATACTGGAACTCCGCCTAGTGTTCCCATGAAGCCATTAGCCAATGCACTGTTACCAACTGCTGAAGCCGGAGCCGCAAAAGTTGAAGTAAGAGTTGAAGCAATGTCGTAAGCGATGTTCGGGTGTAACACGATCGCACAATCGTTTGATGTGTCGTAACCTTGAGATCTGATTTTAGCTATTGCTTCAAAAAGCATAGCCGGTGTTGCTGTTGGACTTGCACTTTCGCCTACTCCGCCAACCACTTGTGAGAAGTTGTTGAAGTTAGCCATTAGGTCTGTGTCCATTTTTCTTGCTATAGATTCTCCAAATAATTTTCCAATGTCCGCAACAACGTTAGACGCTGATGCCATGATTGAAATATCTGAAACAGTTGCTCTGATACCTACTTCTGATACCGCTAGAGCCGCTGTGCTTGGAGTGATCGCTGTTGCTGTTGGAGCCGTAGCTTCCGTTAAACCTGCCGCTGTAACTTTCGCGTAGATTGGAACGTTAACTGTTAGTCCTGATGATGGTGCTAGTGTGTAGTTCTTGACTAGACCTTTCATTATCGATTTCTCAGATGCTTGGTATAACGCTTCTGCGACGATCGATGGCAATAAGTTTGCCAGTGTTGTTGTGTTTGTTAGAGCCATTGTGATGGTTCTCCTTGTTGTTAGTTGTTAATGTAGGATCTATATCCCAAGCGTCTTACGATGCTCAGCATACAGTTTCCTGTGATCCGGATTGTTCATATCCAGTTTTTCTACATCAATCTGTTTCGCACCCGCTGTGCCAGTGTTCGACGTGGATCCACCTCCTGGTTGACCTGCTGAAACGAAGTGTGGGTTTGTCTGTAAGAATTCACTCACCAACCCATCTACCGTCAAAGCGTCACCATTGTCAGTGTATCTAGTCTGCCCCGTCTTTGGATCAACGATCTCGACCTCTCCAGTCTCTGACATCCTGACATTGTCCCTGACCAGTCTCGCGACTTGATCTGGATTCACTGCCCTCTTGGTTGACGCGGCATTTATCAATGCTCCATCCACCTTGATCTTGGTCAGTTCGGAAGTTAGTGTCGTGATCTTGCTGTTAAACTTCTCAGCATTCTCCTTCAACAGTTTCTCAAACTCTGACTTCTCCTGTGCCTTGGATATCTTCTCAGATTCCTCCTTGGCAGTTAGA